ACCTTGTGGTGTTCTTTCTTTTTTGATATTTTTGATACGACGAATCTTACGAGGATCGATGTATCTTAATTCTTGAATACCATCTTTAACTCTTGCTTCATCGATAAGAATTTGATAGTATAATCTTCCGTCAATATACCAAGCACGGAATGTTTCATGTGCTCTTTCATCGAACTTTAATATACGGAGTACACTATCAAATTCTTCACGAATTCTAGTTTTAATATTGTCTGAAACTTTAACTTCATCGAGAACAATCTCAACGGATTTGTGATCTTCGTCAGCCACAATCGCTTCGTTAACAATATCTTCAATCGCACCATCACAATCACTATACTGTGCCACCTCACGGTAGCGACGGATCAAATCATTTTCGTTCTTGATAACACCTTCAAGATCCATGACCATACCGTAGTATCCACCAGCATTTACACCAGTGTTTACTACGGTTGCCCCAGACTCATTTGGACTAGGAGGAACTACACTCGGTAGTTGCTCTCCGTCCTTACGCTTTATCTCAAATCCAAAAATCTGCATTATGTAATAACCTTCAGTTAATTATTAAAGTGGGAAACTACCAACTGGAGTATCAATAGAAACATTGACACCAAAGCCAGCAGCTGCACCAGTAGCTGATGTGAAGAAGTTGTATTGGAACTCTACATCAAACTGTTCAATTGCATTTTGTTGCTCGTAATCTAAACCGATTGCAGAAATTGTTGTTGGAAATGCATCAACAAATTTGTAACTCTTGATAATTGCACCATTGCGATCTAATTGGTGAACAGATAAGTCAACTTGATAGTCAGTAGGATTAGTACGACCATTAGTTGTATTATAGTTCTGGATACCAGATTGCCATTGCTCTAGTGCATTACGAATACCAAAAGTAGTATCGTTGTAAACTGTCACAGTCCATGGTTGGAATGTTCGTTCACCAGCAAAGTTAACTGGGCGACCACGATACAAGACTGGTAGAGTCTCGATAGTGGATGCAGGTAATTGAGCAGCTTTACATAAAAACTGCGCTCTTTGTCCTGCAACTACACCCAATGTAACATATGATGGGAATGTTAATTCAACACGGAATTGATTCGGGCGAGCACCGCCACCAATCATCTGCGCTTTGAAATCAGCAATATTTGCCATTTAATTCTCCTTATGTTCTTATCTATTTATCTTGAATTACGCACCGATTTCTGAGAAGTTAATCGCAGAACGAGCAGCAACGAAATTGAGAGTGATAAAGTTGATAGAACGATTTGGCTTAACGAAGATATCAGCAACGAATTCGTTACGATCGATAACTTCACCTGTGTTGTTAGATTCATCGCACTTAACAACGAAATCAGTAATACCACGACGACCTTGGACATCACGCAGGAATGGCTCGACTAAGTTCTTAAACTGTGCACGAGTAAATCCATCGTTGAATTCAAACAACTGGAATTTTGCAGCAGTTGCAATCGCCTTTTCCATAACAATGAATAAGCGACGAACATTAATACGATCAAACGCACTTGGTTTAGCCAAGAGAGTCTTATCACCAAACAAGACAGTACCTTCTCCTGGAAATGTAACAACAGGATTAATACCAGACTTGTACAGCATATCTCTTTGTGTTTTGCTTGGATTGAATGCCAATTTAACAACATTCTTAATTTGACCACGATTTAGACCACCTGGAGAAAACCATGGATCATTAGTGTAGTCAGTACGAGCACATAGACCACCAACATCACCATTCAATGGAATGTAACGGTATTGGTCATTGTAGCGATCATATTGATACTTGTAACCAGAGTCAAGAACTGCATAAGAAGTAGATGGCAATGCGTCACGGTATGCAATAATTGCATTCTGTTCAGTAGAAGTAGAACCAATGATTGGATCGGCAGTAGAAGTGCTCTGTGGAGATACAAACGCTACGCAATCTAAACGAGTTTCGCAGATGTTATTGATAATGTATGTTGCTGTTGCAGCAGTTGCTTTACCAGCCAGAATTAAACTAACATCATACTGTTCAGCATTAGCAAACAATGCAAACGCAGATTGTAATTCACCTTCAGTTGGTACGAAATCATCAGTACCACCAGATAGAGAAATTGCAAGAGGAGCAGTTAATAATTTAAAACTTGCAGCAGCTGCAGCAGAACCCCATGCAGTAGTACCAGTAACAGCAGTAGGATGATCCATCCACCAGATGTATTCTGAACGAGCATTCAATACATTTTTGTAATAGTTATTAGTGCCATCAGATTTCTTAGCATCGGATGCTTTTGAAACATAAGCAAATTTTTCTAAGATAGTGTTTTGTGCACCAGAGAATGCGCCATCTTCATCGATAATGATAATGTGCATTTCATCTTGAGTACCACCAACGCTAGTAGCATAGGTAGAAGTTCCTGGAGCAGAATCAAACTCGTCTTTGTATGTCCAAGTGCTAAAGCCAGCAGAGTCACATACAGCAACTTTTAATGTGTTACCAAGAGTTCCTGGACATTTTGCAGCAAAAGATCCAACAATACCAGCACCATTTACATAAGTGGTATTGTATGTTTCACCATTGATAATTTTTAAACCAGCAACAGTAATTGTATTAGTTAATGTAGCAGTAGTTCCAGATGGAGGAGCAGCAACAGTAATTGTTGGAGCAGTTGAATAACCAGAACCAGGAGTGGTAATTGTTGCAGCAGTGATACTTGAAGAAGCCACAGTAACTGAACCAGCAGTAGCATTACCAGCTGAGAAAGAAGCAGTAACAGTTCCTTTGTATCCTGTACCACCAGCTTCAACTGTTACAGAAGCCACTGATTGATTTGATGTTACTGAGTATGTTAAGCCAGTTGGAGTACCAGAAGTAGTAACAATAGCAACATCAGCAGTAGTAGTTAAAGTAAATCCTGTTACAGAAGAACCAGAACCAGTAATCGCAGAAACTTTGTATGTAGTACCAGTTGCGTAACCAGTAATAGTACCAGTACCACCAAGAGTACCAATAATATTAATTGTGCTACCAACTACCAAAGTAGCTGCAGTACAAGTAAATTGACCACCAGTACCAGAAATGGCAACACCAGCAAGAGTAGGTGCAGACAATACTGCAGTAAGTGTTGCACCAGTACCGCCAGATGGATTAGAAAGTGTCACTGACGGAGCAGTGGCATAACCAGATCCACCAGAAGAAACTGCAACCGCAGAAATTGCACCACCAGAAAGTGTTACTGTGACAACAGCTTGTGTGCCACCAGCAATATCAGGAGCACCAACTGTTACGGCAGGTGCTGCAGCAGTAGAAGAGTAACCAGAACCAGCAGTACCTACAGTGACAGTACCAAGACCGCCAGTTGTAGTCGCAACCGCATTCAAAGATCCAGCGTCTGCACGAACTAGTAATAGATTATTTGTATAAGATAGGAAGTTCGCAGCTGTGAAGAAAGATTGAAAATTACTATCGTTTGGCTTACCGAAGCGACGAACTAAATCGTTCTCCGAGCTAACTGTCACAGGCTCCAATACTGGACCCCATGGAAATACTCCAGCAAAAGCACCAATAGATGATGATACTGCTGGAACGATAGAAGTGAAATCTTTTTCTACGACTGCAACGCCTGGAGATAATTGGAACGGCATTGTGTTTCTCCTTGTTAATAAGTTTACCTAGACAATTTCATGTCTACATTTTATTTAGTTTTTACACGATTTCTAGAAGTTTAATGGAGCCTTTTCAGGTTTCCCATCTTCGTAGAATCCGAATGGTGTTAATTCTTCTTCGATCGCCAGCATTTGCTTAGCGTACATTATGTTTCGTAGATTAACATTATTTAGGTCTTTGAAATAACTGTTAGTTGTAAGCCATCCGAACAGTACCAGAGGCATTACCAAGTCATCATGATAACCTTCATCAGCCTCATATGAACCTTTTTTCTCAATAAAAGTCGAGATTTCAGAGATCGTATCAGCGTCATTTATAATAAGTTTGTTTTCTTCAACGAGTGCTTTAAAATTATGACACCCAATTCGTTTGATCTTTTTATCGGTGTTGACACCTAATTGTGTCTTACCGCCACCAAAACCACCTGAGACAGTTTGTCCCAAAGCGTGTCTTGTAACCATCAATATATTTTCGTATTCCATCTCAGAGTATAGGATGTGAGCAACCTGTTCTGAGATGTTAATTTCCAATAATACCCATGCTTGGTTGTAGTCTGTTCCAACTTTATAAATCACATTTGGATACAACAACGGACTAATTTCATTATTACGATACTTTGCAACGATTCTGTACGGAACCTCTGTAATATCAATAAC